GAGCATTCATCATTGATGAAACAAAAAGGTCAATTAAAAGAAAAATGGGCTACTGATAAAGAAAATATGAGGGATATATTATCTTCATATTTTGAAGTATTATCACCCGATAATATCAAGTACACAACAAACAGACTACAAGATTTTTGTAAAGAACATAATCTTTCATATACTACTTTATGGACAACATCTAAAACTAATAGAACTCCAAAAAAAGGAAGATCAAAAGGATGGATATGCAAAAAGATTTGAGCGCATTGAGAAAGGAGGAGCTAATAGCGCACCGTGAGCAGCTGATCAAGAACATTTCTCGCTACCATAATTTTCAAATGGCCAAGAAAATTCAATTGAACTCTGCTTATGGTGCTCTTTAGCTCGGGAACCAATACTTCCGTTGGTTTAACTTCAATCATGCTGAAGCCATTACCACTTCGGGTCAACTCTCTATTAGGTGGATCGAGAAGAAAATGAATCAATACATGAACAAGATATGTAAGACAACTGATGTTGATTACGTAATTGCTTCTGATACTGATTCTATCTATGTCACATTCGAGAAACTGATTCCAGAAACTGCTGACGAACTCAAGGCAGTTGATTTGATTAACAAGTTCTGTGAGTCAAAGATCCAGCCATATATTGATTCGTGTTATCAAGAATTGGCAGGTATGATGAATGCTTATCAGCAGAAAATGCAGATGAAGCGCGAGACTATCGCTAACAAGGGTATCTGGCGTGGTAAGAAGATGTACATCCTCAATGCTTGGAATGTTGAAGGTGTGCAGTATGATAAACCGAAGCTAAAGATGTCGGGCATTGAAGCTGTTCGTTCATCAACTCCATACGCTTGTCGTCAGAAGATCAAAGAAGGTCTGTCCATCATCATGAACGAAACGCAAGATGACTTGAAAAAGTTCATTGAGAAGTTTCGTGTTGAGTTTGCTGGATTGCCGTTCGAAGATGTTGCGTTTCCTCGTGGATTGAAAGGCATGACAAAGTATCGTGATGCTTCCAATCATTATATCAAGGGAACACCTATCCAAGTGAAAGGTGCTCTGCTGTTCAATCATCTGTTAAACAAGCACAATGTAAAATCAATTGTACCATTGTCGGATGGTGATAAGATCAAGTTCGTATATTTGAAGGTTCCTAATCCAATTGGTGATACAGTGATCGCTGCACCTGATTATCTTCCAACTGAATTTGGACTCAATAAGTACATTGACCGTGATATGCAGTTCGAGAAAAGCTTCATGGAACCAATCCGTTCTATCACAGAAGTTATCGACTGGAATGTCGAGAATAAGGCAACACTGGAGGACTTTTTCTAATGAAGAAAATCGAAGAAAACGATTTTGGGTTTACAATGCAAGATGTTGATGAAGTGTCTCCAATCACAAAGTTGAATGGACTGCGTGATATGATTATGCCACTATTGAATAATCTAAAGAAGAATCCTGAAAAGGATATGATTAATTGGCCAAATCGTACTGAAAAGATTGATGCGTTTATCAAGAAGATGGATGACTATATCAACAGTTGACTTTTATAAAGCTATGAACTATACTAAGAATATTGATAATTTGAGGAGAAATTATGTCGCTTAAAGATCGCCTTATTAAGAATAGTACCATCGAGTTGACCTCAACTCTCACTGATAGCAAAATCTTCACCAAGAAGGATATGATTCCTACCTCTGTTCCAATGATCAACGTAGCATTATCTGGTTCAGTTGATGGTGGTATCACTCCTGGACTCACAATGCTTGCTGGTCCTTCGAAGCACTTCAAGACTGGCTTCGCTCTTCTCCTTGCCTCTGCTTATTTGAAGAAGTACAAAGATGGTATTATCTTGTTTTATGATTCTGAGTTTGGTACTCCTCAGTCTTACTTTCAAACGTTTAATATTCCTTTTGATTCTGTGGTTCATACTCCCATCACTGATGTCGAGGAACTGAAGTTCGACATCATGAAGCAGATGAAGGAAATCAGCCGCGATGATCATGTGATGATTGTTATTGACTCGATTGGCAATCTTGCTTCTAAGAAGGAAGTTGATGATGCGCTCGACGGTAAGTCAGTTGCTGATATGTCTCGTGCGAAGCAGCTTAAGTCTTTGTTCCGTATGATCACGCCACATCTTTCTCTGAAAGATATTCCAATGGCTGTGATCAATCATACCTATAAGGAAATTGGTCTCTATCCCAAGGACATTGTTGGTGGTGGTACTGGTTCGTACTATGGCTCAGACAACATCTGGATCCTTGGTCGTCAACAAGAAAAAGATGCTGATGGTATCTCCGGTTATCATTTCGTAATCAACATTGAGAAGTCGCGCTATGTCAGAGAAAAGTCCAAGATTCCAATTACGGTTTCTTTCGAAGGTGGAATTAATCGGTGGTCTGGTTTGCTTGATGTTGCCCTTGATGGTGGTTTTATTGTTAAGCCTAAAAATGGCTGGTATGCTACAGTAGACAAAGAAACTGGTGAAGTTCGTCAGCCTTCTATGCGTGCTGGTGATATTGTAGACAATAAGGAATTTTGGATCAAGATGTTCAGTGAAACTGACTTTGCCAAATATATTGAAAACAAGTACAAGATGGCAATGGGCGCTATTATGGAGAGTGATGATGAATTGGAAAACGATCTCTGAATATCATAGCAATGATAAGAGTAAAAAGGCTGTACTGAACGTTGATTTGAAAGCATGTTATTATTTTATTGATTTTTACCTCAATGAGATATATACTAATTCTATATCCTATCCTGAAAAAAGTATCAGCTTTGCTCAGGAAGCAGCAGAAAACTACTGTAATGGTTTGTTAAATGTATCAAAAACAGCCTAGTTCTATCAAATATGATTATAGCACTCGACCATTGAAAGTACCAATGGTCGAGTCACCAGAAATTTATGCACGTAACGTAGAGATGGATGATTGGAAATGGCGATTGAAAATGCGATTCTTGCGAATCTGGTATACAATGAAGAATACGCTCGTAAATGCATACCCTTTCTCAAAGAAGAATATTTCGCACCGCAGAGTGAAAAAGTTGTATTCCGACTCATCAAAGAATACGTAGATAAGTACAATGCATTTCCTTCCAAGGAAGCATTGGGTATTGATCTTACACAACGGGATGGTATGGGCGATGAAATATTCAAGCAAGCGTGTTCGCTCATTAATGATTTCAAGCAAGACACCGAAACCAAAATTGATTGGCTCTTGGACCAGACAGAGAAATTCTGTCAAGACAAAGCAGTCTATAATGCGATCATGGCGTCAATCGGGATTCTTGATGACAGCACTGGGAAAACCTCAAAGGGCAGTATACCTCAAATCCTTTCGGACGCACTTGCTGTATCGTTTGACACGCACATTGGTCATGACTTCCTTGAAGATGCGGATTCACGCTATGACTTCTACCACACCAAGGAAGTTAGGCTCCCATTCGACCTTGAATATTTCAACAAAGCCACGCAAGGTGGGTTGCCTCGGAAAACGCTAAACATTGCTCTGGCAGGTACTGGCGTTGGTAAATCACTATTCATGTGTCATTGTGCAGCAGCTAATCTTGTCGGTGGCAAGAATGTGTTGTACATTACGTTGGAGATGGCGGAAGAAAAGATTGCAGAGCGTATTGACGCAAACCTGCTTGACACTCCTATTGATCAGCTAGCATTATTGCCAAAAGATATTTACGATAAAAAAGTCGCGCGTATTCGTAATAAAACTCAAGGTAAGCTAATTGTTAAGGAGTATCCTACAGCATGTGCAGGATCTGCTAACTTCCGTCATCTTCTCAACGAACTTCAACTGAAAAAGAAATTCGTACCAGATATTATTTACATCGACTATCTTAACATTTGTATGTCATCGAGGATTAAGCATGGAGCCAACGTCAATTCTTATACCCTTGTCAAAGCAATCGCAGAAGAACTACGAGGGCTTGCAGTGGAGTTCAATGTTCCTGTCGTCTCTGCGACTCAAACAACTCGAAGCGGGTATTCGAACAGCGACGTGGGACTGGAAGATACATCAGAATCCTTTGGACTCCCAGCCACAGCTGATTTTATGTTTGCACTCATCGCGACCGAAGAGTGTAATGAACTCGGTCAAATCATGGTTAAACAGCTCAAGAATCGCTATAATGATCCAGGGAGCAATACTAAGTTTATGCTTGGTGTGGATCGCAGCAAGATGCGGCTTTACGATTGTGAGCAATCCGCTCAGTCTGATCTTTTAGGAGGTCCAAAATCTAATAAATCTGTATTTGATAATAGCGATTTTGGTGACAAAGATAACGAAAGATCTAAACCAAAATCTAAATTTGATAGAAGTAAATTTCAAGGATTCAAATGAATATTGAAGACGTTGACTACGATACCAAGCTACTCGTTACTGAATGGGTGATGAAGCATATTGTCGAACACGCTCAGGAAGGCGGTTCGTACAGATACCTGATCTATAATCGTCTTCGGTTTAGTGCTGATGCATATGTTCCTCTGTGTGCAGATGGTCTTACTATTTCCAATGAGTTTGATTTAAACTTGAGGGAAAATATTCGTGAAGCTGTTGTTGAAAACGATATGAGCAAGATCAAAGATATTATTGGTCTTTGTGATGTTGAGGGTTGTAGCGACTATATTTCATCTGGATTTCCTACTGACAATGGATACCGCCGTACTTGTAGCAAGCATTATACGGAGTATAAAAAGTGAGATACTTTTGTTACAATGAAACAGGCGGCGAACGTGGTGAAACGCATATTGTTGTCACCATTTCCGAAGATGAGATTCGTGAAGATTATTGGGATCACTGGTATTTTCTGATGTGTAAGAAATTCGGTAAAGAACACGTAGATAATAACTATAATTTTCAAGATTGTCTTGAAGATTGGATTATTGTTAACTGGGCATGGGAGAGCAACTAATGAGCAAGTGTAAGATGAACTATAATCTTGTTGAAGGTAAAGATAAGTTGAATTACGATGTGCTTGAGGAGGCTACTAATCAAGTAATCGACTCATTCCCAGGTGATAAGTTTAAAGAAGCGCGAGCATTCATGCGTCATTTGAACCTTGGTGGTGGTTTTGATGGGTTCACACCAACATTTATTTTAAAAAAAGTTGCTGAACCTATCAAAATAAGCTGTGCGCATGTATAAATAATTACAAGAAATGATATGTTTTACGCTCAAACGTATGAGGCATGCGACTTTTATGGTCTAGGAATAGTTGAGAGAAAACGGTGGGGTTCCGCTCAACCATATCATTCTGCATTGGAGGGATGAGTCGAAAGGCTCATCCCTTTTTCTTTGCCTAAATATCTAATAAAATTAGGAGAGTTTTTTAGTGGCTTCCAATACAGACCAAGCTGACATTAATGAAATTTTATTAGGATATTTTCTTGCTGGAAGTAAATGGACAAGCTTGGGTAATGATGCGAAAAAACAACATGATACAAAAGCTAAATTGTTAACTGATGATGAATATAAACAACAATCTGGCAGAGCTGAAGTTATGGCGAAAGATGTTATTGTTTGGGCTAAGGCAAATGGTTATAAAGGCAGTATAACCAAAGTTTGGTGGACTGCACGTCCTGGTAGTTTATCTGAAGCTGTTGAAAGAACTGTTGATCAAAGAAAAAATCCAACAGATATTTTAATTAAATATTCTAGTGGAC